CAGCGTGGCCGTGCGCCCCGTTGGGGGCGACCGAAACACCGTGGACGTGCGCCGGAAGGTTGTTGAGTGAGATCGTGATGGTGTTCGACCCGCCCGTGACACCGGGGTTTGACTGCGTCGGCAACAGGATGCGCTCGGTGGCATCCGGGAGGACCATCACACGTGGTGACCCTGGGATGATGAACGGGGCCAGCCCGTCCACGGTGAACAACTGCGGGTGCTGCGTCTCGGTGATCGTGGCCCCGTTGAACGGAATCCACCCAACCATCTGCGACGGCGAGCGCATTGACTGCTTGATATCACCAGGCTGATTGGTCCCACTGGCGGTGACCACCTGCTCCCAGTTCATCGGAGCGCTGGCAGCGGTCTGCACGTAGACCCTGCCGTCAATCTGCAGGATCGTGCCCTGAGCGGCGGTGGGGAAGGCTGACCCGTTGGCCAACTTGACGAAGTTCGCTGACCGCAGATCGCCTGTGACGACGGCAGCGCCGGTGACCGTGAGACTCCCTGCGGCAGTCAGACTTCCGTCGAGCACCAGGTTGGTGCTTCGGAGGGTGGCCGCAGCAGAGCGGTACAGGAAGGCGTCCGAGTTGGCCCACTCCATGCGGCCCGAGGCGTCCACCCGAAACGTGTCCGACCCACCGGACCGGTTGACCAGCACCGTGTCTGTGCCGGTGCCGGTGGACACGAACACCGGCTGGAAGAACTTTCGCTTGTCACTGAGGAACAGGTTGAACGTGCTGCTGCCGACAGGGCAGAACACCGCCGCCAGGATCGTCACGTCCACCGGCACGTCGGGGTAGACCGGATCGGCTGCGGGCGTGCCGGAAACGGACACGATCGAACCGGCGGCGTTGACGCCGACCAGATCGAATCGTGGCTGTGAACCGCCTGCGCCGAGTGTGACGCTCTGGCCCGACGAGACGTTGACGATGGAGCCGTCCACCACAGCGATACCGGGTGTGCCGATAGCGGCGATGGTGCCGGTGATCGACACGGAGCATCCCGAAACGACACCCCACCGTCCGTTACCCAGTGTGTTGAAGTCGACCTGGTCCGGCTCCGCCATCTTCGTACTGGCGGACCCCTCGGCATTCGGGATGATGAAGCCGCCGTGGGCTGTGGCCATGTCAGGAACTCGCTCTCGTCAGATCGAAAGGTGGGTTAGACCAACCTCAGTGCCAGACGTAACCCAGTGCGTCGAGGTACTGGGCGATGTGGCGGGGCATGCGATACCGCTTGCCCGCCTCCAACTTGTAGTGGACGTTCGGGTTGCCATAGGTGAAGTCCTCCAGCGTGGTGTTCATGCGGATGATGAGCGTTGCTGCCGGGGGACCGGACGGCTCCACGACCTCTTCGATCGAATCCACGATGACATCACGGGTGCCGCCCATGAGGTCGGACATGGTGGTGACTTCGTTGTCCTCGGGTGTCTGGCTGCGGGCCACGATGTGTTCTCCTTTGGGTAATGCGGTGCGTCACCGTAGCACGGTGACACCTGTCGATCAGTAGGCGGTGACGCGCTCGGGCTGGAACGCCTGACCCGTTGCCGTGGCGGTGATGGCCTGGGCGGCGGTGCCGGTAGAGGTGGTGGTGGCGTTGAAGGCCGTACCCACCTCAACCGCTGTCTGTGCGAAGGCCAGGTTGTCGTTGCCCTGGTCAAGGTCGTCGCCCCAGGTGCTGGGGCCGTGAACTGCGACGATGCTCATGCTGTGTCTCCTTCAAGATCGGGTGTGGCGGGGGGACAACCCCCCCGCCGAAGACCGATGAGCGTCTCTCAGTTGGTGACGATCTTGACGACCGCCGACTCGGTGATGAGGCCCCAGCCCCAGATCGAGTACCAGGCGAGGGCGTGCTCACGACCGAAGTCGAGAACGCCGCCGTCACGCAGTTCGACGGGAAGGCTCACGGCCTGACCGAAGGCGTTGTCACCGAGCATGATCGCCTCGTAGGCGGTACCGCTCGGAACCCATGCCTGGCCCCAGCCCGGGGTGAGCACACCATCGACGCCGGTCTGGCTGTCAGCACGGCCGTCCTGCCACGAGGCGGGAACAGCGGTGATGTCCGAACCATCGGAGGCCGTACCGAGCAGGTCGGTGCGGAAGTCCGGGTTGGTCTGGGTCGGCTCGACGGTCTTGCCGCCAGGAACCTGGGCCGAGTCGTCGGTGTCCATCGTGGTCGCCAGCGGCGCACCGATCTGGGTGGTCTCGATGAAGACCACGTCACCGATGCGGCCGATCTCACCGAGCATGAAGTTGCCCGGGGCGGCGTACTTGGTGACCTCGATCCACTCGGGGGTGTCCCGGAGGCGACGGCTCTGGTGAGGGTGGATGAAGCAGACGTACGTCTCACCCAGGCGGGGGATGTTCTTCGACGCCAGGACCTCGACAGCGTCCTTCACCGAGTGGGGGTGGAGGTAGAAGTCGGTGCCGCCGGTGACCGCAGCGACGGTCGTGGCAGCGGTGCCAGGCTCGTAGACGCCGTAGCCGGTGTTGATGGCGGCGGGCTTCTGGCGGCCGAAGACGACCGACGACGCACGCTGGAGCGTCTGGCGGGCCTGCGTGTCCATGTACAGCGCCATGTTGCGGCCGAGGAGGCGGCTGGCCGAGGCCATCACGTCATCGAACGAGGCGTTGAGGAGCAGTTCCGACACCGCCACGCCGAAGCCCTGCTCCGACACGGTGATGCTGTACTGGTTGGCCGTGATGGCGTGGGTCCGCATGCGGATACCTTCCACCAGCGGACCGGCCGGGACCGGCAGGTTGTTGTAGCGCATGAAGTTGACCACGAGGCCGGGCATGACGCCCAACTCGGTCTTCTTCACGGCGAACTGCTCGAAGCGCAGGACCGGCATCGACTGGAAGAGGATTTCCTTGGACCAGATGGTCTGGATCGCTGGACCCATCATCGAGGTGCCGGTGGTGATCCCCGCAGCGTTGCCGACGCCCGTGCCGTCGAAGCCGGTTCCGGCGTTGAAGCCGACTGCACTGGTGTACTGAGAGTTGGAACCGCCGGTTCCGACACGGGTCGTACCCGTGATACCGGAAGTGACGGGAAGTTGGCCTCCGAGGCCGTCTCCGACTGGCATGGTGTCTCCTTCAAGACGTTGGGACGGGGAGGACCCCGGTAGGTGGTGCTGCCGGACCTATCGGTTCCGGTAGTTGGCGCTGGCCGAGGCCAGCAGGGTGTCCCGATACTTCTTGTACGTCTCGATGTCCATTGACCGGATGTCATCCGGCGTCAGCCGTTGCGTAGTCGATACTTGCTCCATTGGGCCGATAGGGGGTGCGGTGGGGCTTGCACCCCGATACATCACCTGCGGCTGCTGTGATACTACCGCATTCACATTGCCAATGATGGCATTCGTGCGTGCCTTCATTTCTTCGATGACCACGTCGATCTCGGAGATGGTGTTGCCCTTCACCAGATCGTGCAGTTCGGGAAGGATGAACTCACCCTCCTGGGCGAGTCGAGCGAGGCGGTAGTTCTCCGTCTCGGCCAGGCGCTTCTCCATCTCAAAGACCGCCCGGTCCTGCTCCCGCTGCTGTTCGATGGACTGGAACCGATCGTTCCACTCCTGTTCCTTCTTCTGGAGGAGCGCACGGACGCTGAGTTCCGACTCCTCCTTCTCCTTGCGAACACGCTCGGCCTCATCGGTCTCGGCACGACGTGCCGCTGCCTCTGACTCACGCTCGGCCTGGAGGGCCTTCAGTTGTGACGACATCTCTTCGATGCGCGGATACAACTTGTCCTTCTCCTGCTGGCGGGCCTTGTTGAGGTCCTCCTCGGAGAAGAATCGCCCCTGGGGCTGATTGTTCTGGATGCTGCCGTCCGTCACGATGACGGCTGGCTGTGACACAGCCTGGGCAGCGTTCTGCGTTGGCCACTCGTTGGCCAGACGGGGGGTTGCTGGTTCGGTGCCGACGAGGAAGCCGTCACCCGTTTCTGCGTGGTCCATGTGTCTCAATCCTTGGTCTGTGAGTTGTCCGATGTTGGTGTTGTATCACACACACGGTGTGACACTCCAACATTCCCAGGGCTATCAGCCCAGAGATTCTGCCCTAACCGGGGTTAGGGATCGCCTGCCTCAAAGTCCACCGTCTCCGGCGGAACCGGCGCATAGGCACGATTCATGATTTCCTGAGCGAGCACTGGATCGACCATAGGTGCGGGACCCATCGACTGCCCGTTCTCGTCCACCTG